TTTGTGTTTTCTGTTCCTCCTGGATTAAATATTGAATCGGTTCCTATGGTACCGGGATTTGTATTTGGTGCCGGAGAGCCAAGACCTGCTCCAGCAGCTCCACCAGCTCCAACTGTTATTGAATAACTTCCTGGACTTATTTCTAATGCTGTTCCTCTAAGAGGACTTGGTCCATATCCTGTTGCTCTATAACCTCCAGCTCCACCACCACCAGCTCCTTGACCTGGTCCAGTGTTACCACCACCGCCGCCACCACCGCCACCGACTACTAAATAATCTAAATCATAAAAAAAATTAGGCCACGTTACTACTGACTTTCTTAATTCTCTATAATGAGTTTTTAAATTCCAAACACCACTTGCTTTATTTAATTCTTTTACTACTACAATTCCTGAACCACCACTTCCTCCAGTTCCTGTAGGACCTGCATCTGGGCCTGACCCAGCTTTACCTCCACCACCACCAGAGTTGGTTGCACCACTAGTTCCTGGAGGTCTAGTTTCTCCTGCACCTACTCTTGCTCCACCATTTCCTCCACCACCTGGTGCGCCTGATAACTCAGTAGCACAAGTTGTAATTCCACCTGCACCACCTCCAGCAAATACACCACAGACTGTTGGACCTGTATTAGATGTGTTTGATAAATAAAAAGGTTGAGGAGCAGCACCAAAAAGTGGAGCGACACTTAATCCATCTCCAGCGTTCTGTGCTCCTGGAGCAGCTGATTGTTGAACTCCTGCAGCTCCTGCGCCTCCACCACCACCATAACTAGGTCCTCCTCCAGGATTACCTTCAGCAGGAGAAAAAGATCCAGCATTACCACAACCTTTACTTCCTCCAGTTCCACCTCCACCACCGGATCCTCCTGGATCACCACTTTTTGGACTTCCTGGATTACCTGCTCCGCCTGCTCCACCACCTGTTGCAACTATTGAAACTGTGCAAGAAGAACATGCTAAAGAACTATTAACTCCACTGGCTCCATGACTTGTATTACCTGATCCACCACCACCTATTGTAGCAGTGTATGAAGTTGAACCTGAAAGCGGTTGACACGCTATTAATCTTAATCCTCCAGCTCCGCCACCACCTCCAGCATCAGAAGGACCTGAACCTAATCCACCTCCAGAGCCGCCTCCTGCTACAACTAAAACATGTGCAAGTGTGGTTTTTGCTTGTGTTGTAAAACTTCCATTAGATGTTTTTGCGGTTAAGGTGCACTTCCCAAAAGAAGTTACATTTTTTTTTCCAATTATTCCGCCGTTAGTTCTGGCCATTTAAAGTCCCCTATTCGGAAACCCAAGCTGAGCCATTCCAATTATAGACTGTTTTGGTTTCCGCGTCGTCGTTTGATTTTGTTGCTTCCCAACCTGTATTGTTGTTAGCGTTATATTTAGTTTCATTCCATACAATATGATAATACCATGAAGGTGTATCTTCACCATCATTTGTAACTGATGGATAAGTAATTGGTGCTTTCCAATCGTCATCGTCGTCTAATGACCATGAAGCAAAAGGTTGTGGGTTTAAAAATTTATTTTTTGATGCATCGTATACCATACCTATACCTGCATATTGTTTTCTAAAATTATTATTATAAGAAGTTTGTTTAAAATTTGTATTTGGTTTATTAAAAAAATTTTTACACCATGTTTCACCGTCAACGTGACAGTTATTATCTCCTAATATGCCACCATTGGCTTCTATATCATTTGCCACAACTGTAACTTGTTTAACAACTAAATGTGTATCAGATGTAAATCCTGTTGGGTCTGTTTTTGATTCTAATTCTGCAAAATGTGCCATAAAAATTCTCCTTAAAACATTATATTATTTAAATTTTACAAAGTCAATATTCCTATTAATTTGTCCAAGTATCACTAATTTGATTTGCATAAACTTCATTTAATCTCCATACACCAGGTGCTTTATTTAATTCTTTTATAATTACCACTCCTGAACCACCGTTACCACCAGCATCACATCTACCAGATCCACCACCGCCACCGCCTCTATTATCGGCTGCATTAGGGGCTGTTGCTCCTGGATAACTACCTCCACTAGCGCTTGGATCTCTAGTACCAGTGTTACCACCAGCAATTCCATTTCCTCCTCCACCAGCGTAGGTTACGCATGATCCTGAAATATTACTTGTTACTGCTGCTCCACCTGCTCCTCTTCCAGGTCCACATGGTAAAGTTCCTGCAGCGCCTGCTCCACCAGCACCGCCACCACCTCCACCTACATTATTAGGAGAAGAAGAACCACCAGCGCCTCCACCATTTCCTTGACATGCAGTTCCGTCTCCGCCACCTCCACCTGGAAAAGTTCCCCCACCACCAGATCCACCATCGGATCCTGCAGTTGGAGATCCAGCACCTGCTCCTCCACCTACGGCTGTTTGACAAAAACCTGTTGAATTAGCACCATTTGCATTTGAGCCACCGGCACCAATTACAAATGGATAAGATGTATTTCCAGAAACTGGATGACTTGATAATGGAATAAATCCTCCTCCACCACCGCCGCCACCACCTCTAGCGCCTGTTTGTCCAGGACCACCGCTACCACCTCCAGCTACAATTATAGCGTCTACTAATATAGTTCCTGTTTGTGTAGTTAAAGATCCGTTTGATGTTTTAGTAGTAATAGTTCCTTTACCAAAAGAAAAAGTAGGTGAAAGACAAGGTCCAATTATACCGCCATTTCCTGCTATAGCCATAAAACTAAACTCCTATGCGTCGTCTAATTCTTCATAAGAAACAAAATAAGTTAGATCACTGTTAGCACTTGCTGTAACTGCTAATATATCTGTTTCATCTAAATAAATTGGGTTTTCTAAAAAACTTAATGTTGCATCTGCTGGAACAGAAATTGTGCTTGCAATTTTAACATAGTTAGAACCATTATCTACACTAACTTCTATTGTTATGTCTGCTGCATTTGATCCATCAATGTTAGCAATAAGTATTGTATTTATTTTTGCTACTTTATCTGCAGCTACATCAACAGCAGACGCTCTTGAAGTAGTCACTGCTCCTGTTGCATTTTTAGCATTAATTGTTGCTACGTTTACTATATTTGGTGTTGCCATATTATTCTCCTTTTATCCGAATACGATTGCCATTGCAATAGCTTTTCCTACTGATGCAGCGCTAGAATTTGCATCAATATATGTTACTAATCTTGAAGCTGCTGTTTTTCTATTAGTTCCGCCTGCTCCATTATCTATTACAAATAAATCAGCATCCACAATAGCTTCTCCTATATCTGTTGCTCCATCAATATCTAAGTCTGCTACAGCTATACTTCCATCTGGAAATACAGGTGTTTGTGAAAATGTTACAGCACCATTTGATGCTATTGTTATTGCATCTGCATCACTAGATACACCTATCGTACCGCCATCTTTAATTACTAAATCATCTGCAAGTGTTACAACACCATTATTATCTCCTGATATCCAAGTTGTAGTTGTTGAGCCATCATTACCAGAAATTAATAATTGTCTTGATCCAGTAGCACTACCAGCATCAACACTTCCAATTATAACATTACCAGAACCAGAAGTTAAATTATCCCCAGCTTGATAACCAATTCCAATATTACGACCTCCAGTAGTTATAACTTTAAAAGCATCTCCTCCTATAGCAGTATTGTGAGAATTACTTTGACCTGATGCACCTTGCATAGCACTTTTTCCAATTGCAACGTTTAAATCACCAGTTGAATTGTAATAACCAGCGCTATCACCTATACCAACGTTATCATCACCAGTTGTAACACCTTCTAAAGATTCATTTCCAAACGCTAAATTACGAAGTCCTTCAGTACAAGCGGTAAGAGCAGAAACACCAACTGCCACATTTTTATCTCCTGACGTTAATGCGTCTAAAGTTGTAACTCCAATACCAATATTATTTGTAGCTGTGCTTAAAGTTCCTGTTGTTGCATGACCAATTAACATTGAGTTTGAAAAATTAGTTCCACCAAATTTTCCTAAAATAACATCTTGACTGTTTGCTGTTATTGTACTTGAAACTGTTAACACACCAGCAGAAGATAATGACATCTTCTCAGCTGCTGCCTCACTTGCTCCTGTTTTAAAACTTAGTTTTGTAGCATTACTTGATGAACTAAAGTCACCTTCTGATACTGCTTCAATACCTGCTGCAACTAATATTGCATCAGTGCCTGTTGCTTCATCGGGTGCTTG